ATGAGTACGGTAAGAGTCATCCAGAACAAGCAGAGATTGACCAAAGAGGGCAATGCTCCGCTATATATAACCTTTTATCTCGGTAAGGAAAAGTTAATGCTTCCTTGCAAAGTGTCTGTGCCTGCTGCTAAATTTGACGAGAAAAGCGGACTTCTCAAAGGAAACAGTAAGGAAGCAAAGGATATAAATCTTATTGTGAGTAACCTGAAAGCACGTGTCAACGATATATTGGTGAAGTTCCGGCTGAGGAACCAGGCTTTGACAAAAGATATTTTCATGCGGGAGTATAACAATCCAAGTGATTATAAGACTTTCCATGATTTCGTGAAGGAGCATATGAAAACCTACAGCCGGCGAATAGAGATGGGAACGTTCAAGCATCATCTGAGCTGTATGAAAAAGTTCAAGGCATATAATGAACTGTTACAGTTCCGGGACCTTACTCCGGATTATCTGACTGACTACCTGATTTACATGAAAAAGGAGCTTGGAAATACGGAGATAACCGCACAACGTAATATGTCCACCATCAAGATATATGTCACTGCAGCCTACAGAAAGGGTTATATAGAAGAAAATCCTTTCCAGGAATTCCATATCAAAAGAATAAAAAGCGATGTGGACTATCTGACAGAAGAGGAGCTGATGCAGTTTGTGCAATTATACTATCAAAGAACATTGCCGGAAAAGCTTCAGCTGACCTTGGCCTTCTTCCTTTTCATGTGTTTCACGAGCATGCACATTACGGATGCACGTATGTTCTGTATCGAGCAGGTAAACAATGATGTGCTGACTTACTACCGTGTGAAGAACCGGAACTGTAAACCGGAACCGATAAAGATTCCGATGCCGGTACCTGCGGAAAAACTTCTGGAAGAATGGGCAGAGGGTAGGGAAGAAGGACGTCTGTTCAGGAACGTTCAATGTGACCAGGTCGTTAACCGACAGTTGAAGGCCATTGCCAAAGAACTGGGGATTAACAAAAAAATATCGGCCAAGACAGGAAGACATACGTTTGCAACTATTTATCTCCGGAAAACAAAAGACTTATCCAGCCTGCAAAAATTGCTTGGACATAGCAATATCCGGGAAACGATGATTTATGCGCACGTCATGGATGAGAGCAAGCGGGAAGGCATGCAATGTTTCAATAGCTTCACCCTATAATAAGGGCCAAAAGCCGTACAATCGTGCGGATGATTCATAACGTTTTATTTATCAAATAAATGCGGCTGCACCGATTTGTACAAGTTCGTACAAAATGAGGTGCAGCCGCACGAATTTATGCTCTCTCGTACATCACCCAGTAGGGTTGTCCTGCCAAATATTCTACATGGTACCCGGCATCAGCCAGTTGTTTGGCCAGCGCCATCGGAGCGACATCGACAATGTTCGACAGCTCATATACCAGTTCAGCGGTGGTCTTGTAAGATTTCTGTGAAGTGGTACCGATGGGTGAATAGTTCTGGCCGATGAAGTTTGCTATGGCTTTCTGCCGCTCGGCTTGTTGCTTCTCCAATTCGTCTCGTTTGTCCGGTTCTTCGTCGTTTTGATAAGAACGGAATCCTATAGGCTTTTTCATTGGGCACCTCCTTTCTGATTAGGGATAAGGCCTAAAAATTCGGTACGGGCATTATGTAATGTTGCTAAAACATCCAAAAATGTTTTTGAATTGTCATAGAAATAACCACTGTATTCAAGAAGAAAGCCGATACTATCATCCAACAATTCTGCAAGAGATGCTGCTCGATTATTTTGCAATTTCAATAAGCAATTAGATATGGAATCGTTGAGTACAATTCCATTAACGGTAGTATTATCCATTCTCACCTCCTTTCTGTTCCAGCATATTCGCCTTCTCACTGAATTGATAAATGGAACGTACCTTGCAAATATCGAGAAAGAATACCGTGTCCGGGCATCCACCACTTATGACATGTGCCTCGATGCGTATAGTACAGTCACGTCCCAAAGGAGTAGCAGTACATTTCATACGTTTCATCTTGGGGTGTTCGGCATTGATGCGGTTAACCACATCGCCTATTTCATGCTTGAGTGCATCCAGGGAAAGTTCATCCTTGATAAGAACGTTTTTATACTTCTCTACATAATCAATAACCTTTTTCCATGCCCGGTTCTTTGGGGAATAGGTCTGCAGATGGTAAACAAAGAACATCATGCTTTGCCTCCTTTCTCATTAAAGGTGATGTTGACTGTCCCACCATTGACATAGATGGAAATGGATTTGTCGCTACGTGCTGCACGGATACGTTTACGTCCGGCGCACAGTTCAATACCCAACTGGGCAAACAGTTCTTGAACCTTCTCTGCGGATACATAGCGTCCGCGAGCGCTTTGAGGTTGTTTTTTCATTTTGGAGATCAATTAAAATGAAACAATATGGTTAATGGATGACGGGAAAGCAGACTTTCAATACCCAAAAAATAAGAAAACATGCTTCAAAAAAGAAAGTTCCGCTTTCCCGTTGATCTCCACCTGAAACAGGCAGTGGGTGCATTAACACTCCACACGGGGGTCGGAACTATATAGATAACCGATGGGCATAAAAAATGCCAACGGCAATCGGTTGGCGAACTACTCGTCGCCTGTTTCAAATGGAGATCACTGCAAATATAGAGGTTGTTTTTGGAATGACAAAAGAAAAGCGGAGATTTTTTGTTTCTCCAGTATCTCTATTGGGCTTTTAACATACCTACATATCGGAGATATTTATTTTTGCCTTATATTTGTCGGCATAATCATAATCTGTATGTTCGATTGTCTGAGAAATATATTAGCATTTGCAAGTACATTTCTTGTAATAAGTACCAGTACAATGCTGCTGATACAAGGAATTGTATGTTTCGTTACATGGGATTGGACATACAAAAAAAACACCGATTATAGAATTATCATAATCGGTATTTTGGTTGCTTTATTGCTTATTCCCTTCTACTACTTGCCGGTTCAATAATTACGCCTACCTTCGTTTTTGGCATTTAAGATTTCAATTATTGGTTGCATATCTTCAGGAGTCTTTATTTGTAGAGAGTCCATTGCTCGTGCAGCTGCTCTTACTAATTCTCTATCAGCTTTCCTATCGAGATAATCATTGATTATTCCACCGATACCGTTAGTATAGATGTCCAGTCCATCCTTTTTATTGAATTTAACTCCTCCGCCAGTTAGTATTGTGGTGAATAGACCGAAAAGCAATAGTTTCCCAATTCCTTTAGTCGATAATCGTAACCATCCTGGAGATTCCATTTGAACTTTCATGTTCAAAGGAGCTTCTGAGGAAATATTGTAATTTTGACAAAAATCGTCAATTAACAATGAAACAGCTTTTAAATCGCAAAAGTCATCCAAAGATACTTCTTTTTGAGTCCGAATTTTTAGAACTAAATTCATAACATCTTCTTTGACATAACAATCGTGAATTACACTGTCTATATAAGAAGCGTAATTACTTACATCGGATAAAATATGCCTGGAAGTAAACATTAATTGTAGGGCAGGAGGAAGAGTTGCTCTTCTACCAAAATATTTCCATTTAATATGCCTTCTTTTTTTGAAATCACAATGATGCTCATCATCAATTATGGGTGTGTTTTCCTCATACATATTTCCATCAATAATACCAATTGCAACATGACTGGCGCCTGACGATGGAATAATAACAACGTCACCTTGTCGTATATCACGAGCAAATCGTAGAATTTGAGCAACGGGATAACCGGAGTTTCTTATATCAGGATAACGGTGATGAAACATTGCTTTCAAAACTTCTTTGGCTGCATTATCTGTTTCTGGTAAGTGTTGTAAATCTCCTAATGATATATTATTGTACCCAACGGCGATGTAATTTCCTCTTATAAATTCTCCGTAATAAGCACCTCCCATGGTACGTACCATCCAATATTTCTGTTCTTCATTCAGATTTTTTAAATCACCTACTAAATCTTCAAAATTGAAATACTCCATTTGACTAGAAAAATAGAGCTTACTCTTCACAACGGGGCATGTTGCTACAAAGTAAACTCTATTAATCGCGATTTATACCTTTTACAATTAAATCCGTATGCCCCACGTCTTTATTGTAGTTATTTCTTGATTGCAAAAGTAAGATAAGTCATTGATAAAACAAAAGAAAAGTGGAGATTTCTAACAACCTATATTTCATAGAACCAATATATAGAAAACAAAAAAGGCTTCCAACCCGTGGAAGCCCCTCTGTCATTAAAAACCTTACGGCCTCGCGATAGACCGAGAAGTATCTTTCATTATGTCGCCAAGCTCGGATAGAGCTAAAGATAGGGTATTCAGTTCATCAGCGGTGAAGTTGGCTGGTTTGCCGTTTACCGCACTTCCGTTAATCCGTTGATATAGCCATTGGCGTGTTCTGCCAAAATAGTGCTGGGCAATATACGACATAGAAGCGAAAGGCAATACTTTTTCTAAGGTCTGCCTGATTTCTACTGTTTTCACAATGGCTTGGGCTTCATTGATTGATTGCCTGGCACCATCTTGGAACGCCTGCACAAACGCTTTTTTATCTTCCGGTGAAAGCGTCTGCAGAAAAGCCCTGAAACGTTTTTTATGGTCGGCCAATTCCTCCGGAGTATTGCATTTTACATATTCCGACTTCCATTTTCCCAATTCTTTCTGTACGTCCATAAGCCTAAAAATTATATGTTAGAGAAAAAGTAGCCCCCTCAAGGAGGGCTACCGTTTTCATTCAGCTTGTCTTGTGCATCATTCAAGTCATCGAGACAATCATTGATGCCTTCCTCAAGCTCCTCATCGGAAATCCAATCAGTATTCTGAATGTCATCCCAATAGAGGGAAAAGAAGCTGAGGTCTTTTTTCGCAGCTTCAATCCGAGCCTTTAGCTCTTCTTCTTCAGTCATAAAAAGATCGCGATTCTTAATGACAGTGCAAATATAATAACCTTTTGGTAATTACGCAAGGGAAAAAGGAGTTATTTTTGAAAGGCAGATGTCTTTTTAACATTATTATTCTATCCGGTAAAAAGTTCCCTTCAGTACCTTGCTTAATCCATCAACATCTATTTCCGTCTCAATCTTCTCGCACAAATACTGCTTGTTGCCTATAAGAAACACCTTATTCACATCTGGCAGCTTATTGGCTTGGAACTGGATTGTGTAAGGGATATTGGAGTGAAACAGACTGAGTGTCGACAACCGATGTCCGACACTGTCCGGACAAACATCGTTCAAGCTTAGGGAATACGGAAGGAAGTCCGTGAGCTGTGCTCCGGTCTTCTGCTGGTAGTCCGTAAAAGGATAGGCATAATCATAGGCATGTGTCTGACCGCTGTAAGTTACGTTCTGCCGGTTGAACTTACCGGTATTGACAGCCACTTCCATGTGCCCGTTTTTTTCCTGCTTCTCCTTCAGCTCCACGTCACCGTTTATGGCTTCCTGGACATTGAAGCGCTCCTGCTTGGCAACAGTAGCCTGGTAGCCCACCGCGGGTATGTTCAATACCATGGAGGTGTACGGACGGGACAAATCGTAATCAGCTACAGAGCCATACACACCGACATTGAACTGAATAATTTTAGCCGGGACGATTCCGAGTGAGGTCTCTACATCGGACGATTCCGGGTCACGGATTAAATCCGCATACAAATTGACTTCACGCAGCGTATTCTTATCATTTTCATTGTAGTTGATATAATACCGTTTACCAACAATAAAGATTGTACTTTTCTTGTCACTGTCACCCATTCCGTTGTATGCGGCCAGCATTGCATCGTAAGAATCATATTCTTGTTTGTATGCAGCTTCTATGATGTCCCTTTCAATCCGCAGATAGCCGTCATCCGTATGGGAAGGTAGATTGTAGCCCACATTGCCAGTGCTCAAGTCTTTCTCATTCTTTTCATCTTCAATATCCACAGTGAACTCCCGTAGCAGGGAGGATGCAGGAATAATCTCCTTTCCGGATTCTGTAAAATAATCGTTAAGCCCTACGAGACTCACCACTTTGGTGCGTTCGTTGACCACTGTAACCGCACAAAGGAATTTCTCCAGTTCATCAAAGAATTCGGAAACAGTCCAGTGCGGCAATGCGGCGGCCACCCGGTTGCTGCTTACCGCGCTGCATACATAAACGTTCCGCAAGAAATTGTTATCAAAGAAGGAGGTATCGAACGTATAGCCAAAATACTCCACTATTCTCTTGATGACTGTCAAAAGGTATGGTTGTACACATCGACGGCCATAATAGGGGCAAAGGGTAAAATTGTTCGTGCCGAACTCATAGATTGCATCGTTCTGAAGGTTCTCCCATTTGGCTTCCTGATAGAACACCGGCAACCATACAGCTTCAATGTCGTCCACCGAACCGTAGTAGTTCACCATATTGGCAGGTGGCTGGAAACGGTTCTGATTGTTGTTCGGCCAACTGATTGTACCTAAATCAAGTTCGTCAATATACAGATCATCATTCGTCAGCAGATTAAATTCCGCATTACCCGATACGAGCTGTACCTTAACCAGTGCATCTTCTACTGAGAGTAAAACCGCACTGCCGTAAAGCAGGCATCTGGCGTCAACGATGAGTGTGGCCGGAAGGATAGTCTTTTTTTTTGTCACATCCAGTCTGTTCACGTGCTTGAATATGGCATGATTAGCAGGCATGGGGAGTTCTATGTCCAAGGAGTAATTGGAACTGCGGGTGAAATACGGATTCTCGGAGGTGAACGTGATGTTGAACCCTTCAGGAAGGGCGGTCAATTGCCCGTCAATGTATAATTCTGTCATTGCTTGTTGCGTGATTTATTGTTGTTCAACTTCTGATACTCTTTCTGAGCCTGGTTGATACCCCGTTTGCCGGTAACATAAGTTTCCGCTACCAGCGGATCATCCAGCCTGTTTTTAAGCTTCCGCAATACGCGGGTACATTCTATCAGCATCGCCACCATAGCCGGATCATTGGCCGTCGTTGTGGCGCTGGCAGCGGGTGCTTTGGCTGGTACGGTACGTGTACTCTTTCCGGAACCTGTCACAGCCGCTATGTCTTCAGCTGTCAGATTACCAACATTACCGCTACGCTGTGCCACGTCAATGGCGTCGAATATCGGTCGCAGATTCGGGTTGGCGACAGCGAAACGGTTGGCGACGAACTCGTTGGAATGTACGATGCCTTGTGGCTGATCCCAGTCACCGGGACTGGTATAGCCACCAGTGTAGAAGTTGCCGACCATCCCTTTTACTACAGCAAAAGCCGCTTTGATGGCAGGGCTTCAAACATCCCAACGGTGAAATACACCACCCAAAGAAAAAGGGCACACGGAACGGCTATAAGGGCGCGTAATACTGTTTTGATAATCTTAATTGGTTTCATGACTGTTGATGTTTTTGAATCTAATGCGGATTTGAGAGTGGAGGGAGTGAGTTTCTTATCTTAATCTGCCTCTCGTTTATCCGACATTTTTTTTATGCGTCTTTCGGTCGTATCGGTCGTTTCGTTTCAGGGGCTTTTCGGTGTAGAGGTTAGGACGTACAAGGTTTTGACGAAAAATACCTCGCAACCGCAGGGCGCAGGGAAGATTTTTTGCCAAATCGCAAGGCTTGACCTTGTACGTCCGTGAAGACCTCGTAAACACCTTTGCACCTGCAACGTAACGACGCACGATACGATTGGAAGACAGCAAATATGGAGGTAAACGAATTATTAGGCAGATTCGAGAAAGTAAGAATAGTGCCTGCGCTATTCGCAAGTATGGATCGGGGAACCCCGACCTGAAAAAAAAGAAAAGCTCTCCGTTTCTAAATGAAGCGGGGAGCCTTAATACGGTTAACCGTTGTTAGGGGAAAGACGAAAGGACGATAAAAATAAAAGCAGGTTTTAAGCCTGCTTTCTATCGTTGGTTATAATCTTCTTAGTCGCTATTTCATATTTAGCTAACTTTCCGTTGATATTCTCCAAATGGACATATTTACGCCCTACCATAGATAGTTGTTCATTCGGCTGACTGAATATATACCCATACCTTTCACAATATTTGGCGTAAGCCTTTATAGCGTCTTCAAAAATCGAGGTTTCCATAAAAAGAGTATTGTTGTCCACAAATATAAGTAAATCTTTTGCCAT